TGATCTTCTTCCCATTCAATTTCTAATGTGTTGTCTGGTGTCTCATCAAGCAAAGGATTAATTATAAACTTGTGTGATTTATGTACAATATCTTTGTCTGCTATAACGCTTTCATACTTTTGAGAAATAAAATCTCCTTGATATCGTGGAAATGATAATAATACTACCTTTCCTAAATCTGGAAAACGAGAGTCTACTGTTCCTCTAAATGCTTTATATATATTATCTGCTGTTTTGCCCTGCTCATTACCAGTTCCAACTTCACTTGCAAAACCAGAAATTTCATCAAGCACTGCAAGCAACAAGTTTAGACCTTCGTGTGACTCTCTTTCTGAGTGACCAGAATAAACTGTAATTGTTTTATCAAACTCAATTGAATCTACCTTAGCGTTATACCTTCCAGCAAACCAAGGCGACTTTTCTATTTTTGTTTTGAATCCTTTGAAGAAGACGTTTTTTGCTTGTTGGGCGTTGATAGCAACGTTAATAAGGTCAATCGCATCCCCAGACGGTTTGCCAAAATACCTTGCGGGATCTTTAAGGCATAGTAACTTATACACAATATAGGCACAAGCAACAGTTGAAGTGAAGTCCTTGCCACTACCCTTCCCAAGTTGTAAAATAATTTCGTTCTTAGTGTATTTGTCATAATATCTTGCTCCTTCGACAGTTCCCATTAATAACTCAAGATCTGCCTTTTTATATATTTGACTCATTGCCTCTACAATTTCATATTGTATATCTGACAATGGTGGTTGTCCCAGATAATCAGAAGACTCAACAAATGTTTTTGCATCTACTGGTGTTTCTTCAAATGGATTATCTTGTAATGCTTCAATAAAATCATTGAACATCGTGGACAATTGTAATCACCTCATCTGATTTTGATATATCAGATAATTTTTGCATAATTAAATCACGAACTTGTGGATGATCTTTTGCAATATCTTTTAGTATTCCAACAAGAACTTCTTGTCGTCTTTCTATTTCAATCATTTCTTCTGCAAGTTCTTTATTTTCAAGAAGCCCAGCCTTTTGAAGCATTTCTATTCTTTTTGCTTCAATGTCTAGCACTAATTTAATTCCAGCAGTCTTTGCTCCAAGATTATTATTCATTGTTGCTTCATCAATCACTTCATATGCTTTAGCAATAAGTTTTCCATAGTGTGCATCTGCTGCTGCAAGTGCTTCTTTTGCCCTAGAACGAATGGCATCATTTGCAGACACCATCACTTTCCATTCATTTAAATGTGCAACAACACGAGTACGTGGAAGGTTTAAATCTTTAGAAATTTTTGTTGGATCGCTACCCTTTAAATATTCTTCAACAACCCTATTAATCTCATCAAGATGTTCTATAACTTCAAGATCTTTTGACATTTTTTCTCCTTACAGGAATTCGTTTTACTTTATCAATATCAAACGATCTCATCGCTCTAGGAAACCCACGCTCATACTCTACACAGTCTACCCATTGCAATCCATTATCATTGTTTGTTGTAAGACTAAGAAACTTAAACTTAGAGCCATGCTCTCCTTTAATTTTTATCATTTCACCTTGCTCAATTGTATGACCGTCAATTACAACACTTGGAATTTTTGTGTATTTGCCGTTATCAAAAACCTGAGCCTTCTTTTTTCTACCCATGCTTGCTCTCAAGTCTATTTATTTCATCTTGTATATAAAAGATAGCCTTTTTTAAATCTTCAATATGTTTAGACTCATCTTTTAATCCTGCTCTCCATAAATATTTAAATGCATTTCCAATGTTAAAGTTTCTATGACGAGTAATCTGAATACATTCAACACCAGACGGATCTGAAGTGTAGTGTTCTGGATGATTTACTTGATCTACCGTAATTTTTAAATTATCACTCATCGCTTTGACTTCCTTAATCCAAATTTTGCAAGGTATACATAAATTGTTTCTGCGCTTGTCTCACACTCTTTGGCAATATCTGTAACTGATTTTTTATCAAGAACATATCTTTTACGCAACCAAGCCTCATTTGTATATAGTTTAGCACCCATGATATTATTTGTCAATCCTATCCATTGTTTTTAATTTATCCCAGTATCCCCCAGCATTGCCTTGATAGACCTGTCCAGTTTCTCTGTCTACAAGCAACCACTTTGTAGCAGATTTTGTAACTACTGTAAGAGTTACAGGATCTTTTGTTTCATCAAACTCAAATGATTGACGACTATTCATGACACTCCTTTTGACCAATTATTTAAACCCCAGTGGCCTATGCCACAAGCATCCGCTATATCATGGTCATCTATAATCTTATCATAATTGACTTCAATAAACCTAATTGTTCTTTCTTTTCTAATATTTCTTTCATACGATTTATACCAAGCATCTGACTTTCCTGGATTTTTTGATCTAATAGCAAGTTTTTCTTCTTTAGACAATGGTTTGTTTCCAATATAATTTTGCCATGTAATAGGAGAAACCTTTGCAACATTAAATATTCCAGATACTCCTGCTGCGCCAATAATTGAGCCCTGAACTAACGCTAGGTCTGCTGCCGTTTTTGGACTATTCATAAAAACAGTATGTTCAATAATCATAGAATCAGTATTGATAAAATTTTTGTGTTGTAAAAAAGCACTTACTTTTTGTGATGCATCAATACATTTTTGATAAATATCTTTACCTTCAAAATTAATCTTTCCAATCATTTCTAAAGTACCAAAAGAAAATAAAGCAAATGCAAGATTATTAGTGCTTGCATCAATAGCAACAAACTTTGCTGGTCTAACGTCTGTCATCATAATCTATTAACCCTTTTAATTCCTTTAAAGCCTTGCTTACTTTTTTATTGTCTACTGAACAGTTTTCACAATAGTTAGAATCATTGTATGCTGAAAGAACTGTTCCACATCCTCTTGCACACTTCCTATCTTTACCATACCTTTTTCTTCGTTTATTAATTACTTGCTTTTCTGCAATTTTAATTTTTGTTGCTTCTGTCCTGCATTCTGGACTACAATAAATTTGATAACTTACGGCAGGAGAAAATTCATTCTCACACCACTCACATGGCTTCACTCAATTGCTCCAGTGAACCAATTTTAATTACCCCTGGTTCTGATAGGGCGCATGCCTTTTGTATTGGACATCCTTTACAAATTTTAGAGTTGGCTCTATAATTTTTTTGTGGCAATTGTTTGTCTTGCCATGCTTTCTTTACAATTCTCATCCAGTCAAACGTATCATCAATCCACTTTCTATAGTGATCATTAACGCTAACTGGAACAATAAACAATTCATGATTATTTTTATTCTCATAAATCACTAAGCCATTAGCCATCTTTAATATCTTCATATATATTAATAGTTGTGCAATATGATATGTTTTTGCCTTATTGGTTTTTTTAATATACTCAAAACTTTCATTGCTTGCTGTTTTAATTTCAATAACAAACTCTTCGTTGTTCCATTCAATCATTCCATCAGCCCACCCATAAATAGGAGGATCATTACTAATAATCTTAAACTCTGTTGTATCTTTTCCATCATCATCTACAAACTTTTTAGCAATGCCAGACTTAAGAAGCGCATCCTGAATTCTGTCGTGAGAAAGAGACCCATTTGACATATTGGCTACTGAAAATGGGGTGTTTGTGCTTTCAAAAACAACACCATCAAATGCATGATACCAATATCTAGGACATTCTCCATGCCCATAAACAAGTCCTGATGGAGCAAATGTTTTTTTCTTTTGGTGTTTTGGATCCTGACCAACCATATAGCCAGATTCTATTTTTTCAATAACCGAACTTACATCTATAGTATTTTCTGATTTTGCTGCTTTAACCATTACCTGCTGTAGTAAACTTTTTGTCATTATTTATACCCTATGTCCTTTGTGTTATATTAATTATACACTATCTTGTAATATATTTCAGGGCAGAAACAAGATTGTTAACAGACTCTGCAGCAGTGTAATATATATTTTTCTTTGCTCTATTTTCTTTATCTACATTTGCCATCCAGGTTGCCTTAAGAGACAACTTAGCAGCAATTGCTTGTAACCTTACAATCTCAAGAGTTGCTACTTGAATAGGAATATCTGGCTTAACAATAAGTTTTGCAATCATTGTTAATGCTGTTGTTAGTTCTTCATCTTCCATATACTCTGATATTTCAGACAAACCATTGATCATTTCTAGTGTTGTTTTTTCCATTATTTACCATCCATATATTGTTCTAATACATCTACCTCAATTATAGCAAGCCTAATTTTTTTATTTCCTTCGCCTAAAACAACAACTAATGCTGGGTCACTGTTGTTCTTAATTGCATCTGTTACTACCTTAGCCCAAACATCAGCATTAAGAGTAAATGATTTAGCGCTTTCTTTAAAATCTACTGTAAATCCATTCCAAGATGCATCACCCTTTTTAGTATTTCTCCCAGAGTTTTTGTGTTGTGTTGCTCCAAGCCTTTTAGATTCTGAGCGCTCACTCATTTTCATAATCCTTTTTTGTTTTGGGAATCATACTAATTTTTGATATATGTTTTTTAGTACACATCCAAGTTACATCTTTTGTTTCAAACCAAAGTCTACAAACATCAACAACATCATTACATTTTTGACATGTAAATTGACCAGTAAAAGTTTTAAACTTTTCAGACATTATTTACTTTGTCTCTTAGCATATCTTGTAGATCTAACTCTGCTCTTACCTTATTTACAAATGCATCTCTACCTTGAACTTTTGTACCATCTTCAAGTTGATACCATGCACCTGTTCGATTAACTATCCCCAAACTTTCTGCTGTATCAACCAAATCAGCGATGGAATCAACACCAAGATCGTCACCTCTAAAATAAAAATCATACTCACCAGATTGGAAGGCTGGAGAAGTTTTTGAAAACTGTAACTCCCACCTAACCTTGCGACCAACTTTTTCTTCAATAAGTTTGTCTCCAACATGTATTTTTCCTTTCAGTGCTTGGTTATCTGATTCTGATGAAAATAATTTAATAACAGTTGATGAATAAAATTTTGTTGCCTGACCACCAGTAGGTTGCTGACTGGTATACATTGCATTAATATTATTTCTTGATTGTGAAATAAGAATAAACAAAGTTGGTTTAACTTTATTATTTGCATAATTAATCATCT